AGCATCTGACTGTCAACTACGTGCATGAATGGAATGCTACCAGTAGACTGACTACCGTTAGAAGTTGAAACGCCATTACTTCTAACAGCACCCCAATATCCACCCAAGCCTCCACCTCCACTTGCCAGCCATATGTTCTCATCATAGTGATCAGAAAGACCACGCCTTGAATCTGGAACATAATTGAGAAAACAGCTAATAGGTAAACCACGAGTGGTTCCCCCGTTGCTAAGTATAGGAGTGCTAAAACCGAACCAGCCCTTGCTTGCGTAGTCGTAAAGTCGCTGTGCAAGATTGTAGTTAGTATGTCCTTGATACGTTGCACTATAGACCGATGCTCTTGCGAAGGCTTCTTGTGCATGGGTTTCATCCTCCCAGAAGTATCTGTCCTTTAGTGTCTCTAGTGAGAATACACTAAGGTCTTTCTCTCTGTCGTAGTCAATCTGTATACCTAAGTAGTCCTGTGTGCCTGTCTTATTTGTCACTTGGGTGCTCCAGCATGTAGGCAATCAATCTTTCTTCGTACCATCGTGCTTTGCGTAAGTCTTCTATGGGCTGGCCTTTGTAGCGGCAGCGCCAGTTATACTTGAGTGCATTACCACGGAGATAACCAATATACTCATCGTGTGTGAGCATACCGTGAATGGCATCAATACATTCCATTTTGCCATTGTTGTAGTGTGCTGGACGGTTCACCATGTCCGGTTTGTTGTCCGGTTTATCTCCAAAGAAGGGATGGTCATTAACCACTACTTCATCCATCCACTCCCACTCTTTCTTCCTGTTTACTTTGTTCCATTCTTCTGGGGTTACGTCATCAATACTCATCTTCATCTGCCTTGTCATCCTCTAGTTCTCCGTCTACATCTTCTTCAAAGAAGGCTAAACGATTAATAAATTTATCTTCAAACCTGTCAAGTAGTTCCTCGGACGTTATGTCCAAGGCTTCTAACAAGTCTTCTGCGTCGTATCTCGCTAAGACACGTTCTCTGACTTCATCCATTGTTAGTGACATGATCTACATACTCATCAACTGTGTAAAACTCAAAGCCTTCCTTGTGGCACCATTGCCCCATTGTAATCTTAGAACCTTTCCTGACCTTCTTGTTAGGGTCAGACAGGACAAAAATTAACTTAGTGGGTGCAATACTATCACGTATTGAGGTGTACTTTTGGGTATCTCCTGTCCTAAAGAAACCTTTAGTCTCTATGTAGTCGCCTGTCTTCTTGTCAACAAAGTCTGGCTTGTACTTCCTGTGCATCACGTATGGTACATCATATGGCTCATACAGGTATCTACGCTTTGGCACTAGCTGAGCAAACTTCTTTTCAAGGCCAGACCTGTAGATACTAGCCCTACGTAATCTCTTGGACTTTAGGCTCATTTACCACCTCCGTTAAGTATCGTGGCCCTGTAGAGTACAAGAATGTACGAAGGTCTGGATAACAAGCATGTTTGAAGTGACAGTAAGAGCAACCTGTAGCCAGCTTCATGTTGCCTGACTTACCATCAGGTACAGGCTGATGACATAGTTCAGGGGGTTCTTCCTGCTGTACCATTTCCTTTATGTGGATGATGCGCTCTGTAATGTCCTTCTTTAGAACCTCGTAGACAGGAGCCTGCTTGTCCTCTAGGTCATACTTCAGGTAAGTCAAGTGACCGTTAGCTTTGTCCATAGCCAGCCAGCCTACCTGTGTCTCACCTTCAGACTTAGCGTATCCTTTGATTTGATCTATGTACCCAAAGGGGTCATCAAATGCAAGCGTAGCATCTTTGAACTTCTTGAATCCATAGCTGCTGGCTGACTTAACGTCAGTCACTATGCCATCAATTTTGCAGTCCATGCTACCTGAGATACCTTCTACGGTGGCCTGTGCTTGCTCATGTGTCACTGTATGACCAGCTAGACGCACAAACAGGAGCAACATTTCCTCAATCAAATGACCGTACATAAACTTTACAAGCGTATGTGGCTGCATTTTCTCCTTCGGCCCCACATTGTTGTAATGGTTCCACAGGTATCTGTCGTCCTTGCCTATGTTGGACATACGCAACTTGCGCCCATCAAAGCTACCACGACTGGTAAACTCTTTACGCATAAGGTCTTTACATGCTTCACCAAAGTCATCTATGATTTGTTCAGCGTCCACTGACCTATCCGGTGTTTTAGTTTTCACCAAAGCATAAATGTCATCTATCAAGGTGTTAGTTGTCTTCATTGAAGTATCCATCTAGTATTTCTTTAGCTACTGGGGCAGCGATTACAAACCATTCGTTCTTACTGCCATGAGTTTTCCTCAGTAACTCATGTATCTCACTCTCTGCTTTACGCCTGTCATCGGTGTCATAAGCCTTTATCAAGATGTAATCCCTGTATGGGCTACCTGTCTGAAACTGCTTTAGCCTGTCCTCTGCGTCTACTGCCATGCCTATCTTAACCCAGCTAGGGTAAGCAGGGCTGTACAGGATGTACACTTGTCCTTGCTTTGAAGTCTTGTAGTTGTCTAAAGACTCAAAGGCTGCATCACCAAAGGACTTGTATTTTCCGGGCTTATGCAACGGGTGTGAGAGAGGTATATATTTACCATTGACCCACATCCTTGTTGAGTTAGCCTTTTTTCTCATAGGCTTAACGCAATTGTTACACTGTCTTCTATCTATCTCTTGCCAAGAAGCGATCCAATTATTGTTATTTAGCTCTACACCGCACGTTCTGCACTCCTTAGTGTGTCTCTGCCCAACTACTTCCAACTTTGTACTCTCCTGTGAGCTTACAGTTGAGTCCAAGTTCAATTCCTGCTGCTTCCAAGCAGGATACTGCGAGTCTTCCGTACTTGTCTGCTTGGTCTGATCTAACTTCTGCTTGTACTTCATCATGGATGTTCCCTACAAAGTAATAATCAAGACCCCATAGTTTAGCATACTCTTGTAACAAGCACAAGGCTTTTTTCATTACAATTGCACCCGCACTTTGGAGTAAGGTGTTCAAGGCTGCATGTTCTGACCTGATGTGTAGTAGCCTACCATCTAGTCCATTGATCCAACCCTGTACTGCCTCTTGACTAATTCTTCCTTTAAGATCTGCATATGCTGGGAGATTAGACATAAATCGCTCTCTAAGCAGTCTACCAGCGCCTGCGCCTCCTCCCGCCACCGTACCAAGTTTTGCGTCTCCAGCGCCGTACAGCAGCGCGTAGATGAAAGTTTTTGCTGAATCTCGTGATTCAAGTCCCGCAAGCTGCTGGTTAGCAGTATGGATGTCTCCTCCAATGACTTCATTCGTATAGTCCTCGTCGTTCATGTAATGGGCCAACATGCGTAGCTCTAGGCCACTAGCGTCAAAACCCACAAGTTTATAGCCGTCTCTAGCAATCCAGCACTGTCGGCATTCTTTGCCATACGGTGAGTATCCTGCCGGTACTTGGGCTAAGTTAGGTTTAGAGTGCGTCATCCTGCCGGTTACAGCGCCGTTGGTGTTAACGTAGCCATGCACTCTATCTGTCTCTGGGTCAGCTTCATCAACCCATGACTGTACCTGTGCTACACGTTTTTGTAACATCAGGTACTCAGCAATCAATGCTGCCTGTGGTATGTCCTTGACAGTAGACAGCACTGCTTCGTCTACCATTGGTTGACCTGTAGGCGTTAGCTTGCAAGGCTCCCATCCAAAGTCAATCAAGTACTCACCTATCTGCTGTCTTGAGCCAAGGTTAAATGGCTTCAATGCTCTACGCATAAAGGGAGACCTATCGCCTGACTGTTGTACCTGTTGGTATTCATCGTCGGTGAGTCCAACTTTAGACAGGCTGCCATCTTTTTTAGTCTTCGGCACTACCTGCTTAACGTCAACCCACTTGGGCTTGAATACTTTGTGTACTTCGTCCTCGACAACCAGCTTACGCTCCTTCAGGGTAGCAAGCAAGTCTATAGCATGTCGCATGTCCAAGAGCCAACCATTGCGTATTTGCTCCTGCATGATCCACTGTACCTCATGCTCAAGGTCAATGGACTCCTGCTTAAACTTACGTAGCTCTAGCTTTAGCTTGTTGTATGCCTTAGCTGTCACATGGACATCCTGCACACAGTAGTCAACCATTTCCTTTGACAGGCATGTCCAGTCATCATGGTCTCCTTTGCCGCCCCATACTGCCAGCTTATGACCACCTTCACGTTGGGGATTAGCAAGTCTTGATAACACCAAGGTGTCCCTGACTCTGCTTCTGTCCACTGTGATGTCCCATAGCTTATCCAGCACTGGTAGGTCAAAGCCTATCAGGTTATGCCCTACTACCGGGTAGTCTCCTGAGAGAGCCTGTGAGAGGCTGTCACGGGCATAGTGCTCCTGTATCTCACCGTCCTGCATAGTCACAGCTACCCATATGGTATCAGGGTCAAGACCATTCGTCTCTATGTCAAGGAACATAGGCTTATAGCTCATTGACTGCATCCTCCTTTGGCTTGCTAGTCTCTGACATTCTACCAGTAAAGTTATCGTACTTTAGGTAGCAACAAGCCCCTGTCAAACCTGAGTACCGATTCTTGAGAACACGCACCGTGGTTGTATTGCGTTTCTCAGGGTTATCGTCCTGCTGGTCACGTTCCAAGCCTATCACCATGTCGGATAGCTGAGCGATAGCCTGTGAGCCTCTTAGTTCACTTAGGCTAATCTGCCCACCGTCTTCATGTGCTTTGCCTTGGGTACGCTTTAGGTGTGACACAAGGAACAATCCTACGCCTAGCTCCTGCACCAGTGACCTTAGCTTGGTCATAATAGCGTCAATGGCTTTGCGCTCATCGGCGTTATCCTGTGCTGACACAACAATGGACAGGTGGTCTAGGAAGATCCACTTGCAGTCCAAAGCCTTAGCCATATACCTGACCCTAGCCAACAGATTGTCCTCGCTGGTGCTACCCCAATGGTCAAACAAGTAGTACCTGCCTGTGCCTAGAGTTTCCTCCCAGATAGGGAATGCCATGTCAGTGTCTAAGTCTTCCTCAAGGTGCAATGGGCAGTCAGCGTGTACCGACATGATTCCCAGTGCTGTCCTTGCTACATCTTCCTCCAAGGCTAGGATTCCAATGTTGTCCTCTGTGGCGTTTAGTAGGTAGTACTCTAATTCCCGCACCATCTGGCTCTTGCCCATACCTGACCCTGACGTTATCGTCACTAGCTCATATGGTCTAAAGCCTTTGGTGTAGACGTTCAAGCCCTGCCAAGGGTAAGGTATTGACTTTACCTTAATCTTGTTGGTCAAGGCATCCCACGTATCACTACCCTGAACAATGCCGTCAGGTTGATACACCTTGGCATTCCACCATGCGCCGGTAAAGTCTCGCACCTTGTTGGCTACTAACATTTCGTTAGCGTCCTTCAAGGGTAGCTTTACTATCTTTAGCTTGCTTGGTGAGAACAAGTCCTTGATGTCATCCACGGCCTGTTGGCCTGCCTTGTCAGTGTCAAAGCAAACCACCACGTTGTCATACCCTTCGAGGAAGTCTAGGTTTTCCTTTATCTCCTTAGCTGCTGATGATGCACCGTTACGCAATGAGACCACATCCCACTTACGCTCGAACATTTCAGACACGCTGAGAGCGTCTACCTCGCCTTCTGTGATGGTTATGTACTTACCCTTACCTTTGCACGTCTGTTGACCAAATAAGCCCACATTGGTGGTTATATCGCCTGTAACGTGAAAGTCTTTGGTTTTCACATGGCGTATCTTTGTGGCCTTTAGTTCGTCACTGTCGGTGCTGTAATATGGGTATATGTGCTTTGCTATCTCACCGGCAGCATTGTACTCCACCATGACACCGTACTTTCTACACGTCTCTTGGCTAAGTCTTCTGTCGGGTATAGCTGCAACAACACCTGATGATGTCATATCTTCCAATGGCCTCCTTGGTTGGGGCTGTAGTGTTACTACATTGCCATTTGATTGTTCGTGATGACCGCAACCTGCTGAAAAGCAATGCGCTGACCCGCTGCTATAGCGAGCCAGTGCATCTTTAGAACCACACTGGGGGCATGGTTCATGCCTTACAAACGGATCATCCTTGCCGTGGCTATAGCTCTGCATCTATCCCACTGCTGTCCTCGGCTACCTCTACAACCCTAATAGCATTCAGGTATGTAGGTGTGCCGTGTACAGGGTGCGGAGTGCCTGTTTTGTAGCTTAGGCGTACCACAGAACCCCGTGGGATGTTACCCACAAAGGGTTGATCGTTAGCGTCAATAACCTTGACGTTGAACTTACTAGCAAACTTGCGTTGCTTGTCTCCATTGTAGTCCTTCAGCTTTACACCTTGTTCAGACAAAATCTGTGCGTTTTCATCGTCCAAGGTTACAGTTAGGGTATACCGTCCTGTGTCCTGTCCGTTATACACCTCGGTGCTGTCCAAGTGAGCGAAAGCTGCTTTACCACTTACTACTGCCATGTTATCTACCTCTAAAGTTTACTTAAGTTTACTAAAGAGAACTTAAGACATATCATAATGATTAACATAATGTTTACCTTTGTTCTCTTTAGAGTACTAGTATAGCATTATTTTCCTTGTGTCAACCTCCTTACCTCTAAAAGTTTGTTATACAATTCTTGGACATCGTTATCTTGCACCTTTTGCTCCGGGAATCTAGCTTTGATCGACTCCACGTTGCACGGGTGACATAGATCACCTTTGTCGGTGTCCTCCATGAGTGCATCACATGCCTTGCATCGCATGTCAATGCACCTCCTGTGACTCATTGCCTATCAATTGCGCGTACATGGCCTCTAATTCGTCCGTGGGGCGACTTTCGAGGTCATCATGTAGGTAAGCACTGCACATGGCTAACATCTCGCTCACGGCCATTACGTTAAGCCTGTACTCACCTAGAGTATTCACAATTATGTCACGCCTTTGTTGCTCTGGGTCTGGTTCTTGGTCATCCGTCACGTCTTCCTGCCAGTATGTTGTACTCATTTGTTCATGCCTCGCTCTATTGTCATTACTTGGTCTATTAACTGTCTTTGCTTGTCTCTAAACTGTTTAGCAAAACCTACATTAAGGTTAGGCAACATTTTCTCAAACTTATCAGCCAGTTTCTCTGCTTCATAAATCGTTAAATATACTGTAACGCTACAGTCAGGGTACAAGATTATGTTAATTGGACTAATCCTGTTGTATTCTGAGTTAAACACTTGTTCCCATATACACACTGCAAACGACCTAGGCGCTAAATCTATGCTGACTGGTATCATTTCACCACCTCAGTTAGGCCATGCCAATCATTTATTCTTAAGCCTGCTAGCTTCCTGTCATGCGGTATATACCATGACCGTAAGCCAAGATGCAATCCAGTATAGCAGCGGCCTCTTGTGAGGCCATAGCGGGTCTTTTCTTTGCGTAGTCTGTAAATCATTGCTTTTTTTCCTTACGGGTTGTTTTCTTTTTGCCTGTGTAGCACGAGACGCATTTCAGCGCCTCATTGTTTTTTACCATTAAATCTATGCGCTTGAGTGTACCACAAGTGTTGCATGGTTGCACTGTCATAGTTCTATCACTCTCTCAATGTCATAGATAATTTTCGATAACCTGTTGGCACGTTCCAGCAAAGATTGTGCAAGCAATACAGCTTCTTTTTCGTTAACCGCTGACACTGTAAGTTCTACAGTTACGCCATAGTCCTTCAATTCAGGTTCGTATAGTTCATCCTGTAACGCCTCAATTGCCGCAGCGTCTGCGCGTTCTCGTGCTGCATCAATGCCGCCAATGACTTGCCCTAGTGTATTGAATAAATCCATAGTCTTTTGTTCCTTTAGTTAGTGAGTCCTATTAGCATAGCCCAGACAATCCAAACAAACAAGACCCCAGACAGCATGATGCTGCCATTGGTTGTTGCCCTATAGATTGCTTCCTGTCTTCTTTCTTCTTCCCTTTCTTCGCGTATGGTCTTTGTGTAGTCTTTTTTCATTGCTTTAGGTCTCCCCTAGTGAATCCAAAGCGAGCCAAGGATTGCACAAGGTGACGTTCTAAAACCTCGGCCTCGCTTATTTCTTCCTTTGTCCTTCGTTCTATGTCGCTGTGTGCTATCTGTAGTCGCATGTCGGGCAATTCTTCGCGGAAAAGTCTTATGTTAAAGAATGGCCCAGCGACGCTATCTACTGTCTCAATGGTGGCGAATGTGTCGCCTGTGGTGTTTGTTGCGGTTCTTATCATGTCAAAAGTTCCCTTGTTGTTGTATTCTGTTTATCCGTCGATGCTGGTCTGATATACACTTTTGGAAGTATTCAACCTCCAACGGTGATGGGTTTACCTTTTCTGCTAGTGTTTTCTCTAAACCGTAAAGCACCGCTAGTTCAATGTCCACCATGTTTTGGATATATTTTGCTTCTTGTTCCGCTGTTGTCATGTTTACTTTTCCTTTTGTTGTTAAATGTTAATCGCTGGCACTAATGCCGTGCTGAAGTTTGCCGCCCTAGTGCCGTGCACTGTAATGGCTACAGATTGCTTTTTACCATCACACAAGCCACATTGCAAGCATGACAAGCCTTGGCTGTCTGATAGGCACTCAACCTCACCGGACATGAGAGAATCACCAGCCATTGCTACCCTGAAAGTCTGAAAGCCTTGTTGCTGGTATTTTGTGGCCTGTCGTGGACTATCGGCGCTGACCATGCATAAAGACGCAATGCGAGCATCGAAAGCCTTGTGCCTAGCTTGGTGAGTGTATCCAGTGTGACCGATGCAAAGGTCAGTGATTGTCTGCCATACAGTAAATGGTGCCGCTGCAGGGTCGCCATATGCGCCTAAACGTACCTTACGACCGGCAAACAATGCAGCATGGTCTGCCATGTTAAACGCGGGATACTTGCCAGCTTTATAGGTGCGATATACTGCCGCTGGTGCTTGCCCGATGTTAACGTAACACGCACCACCAGTGCTTTGTCTGTGGACACAATTGCCACAAATGGATGAGTCTGCGCCAAGTTCTAAGGCTTCTAGTGGATGCATGTCCGACCTTATAATCCACGTCTGCACCATGTCACCGGTCTTGGCATTGGAAGACTTGAGCGTAGCGATAACGGCTATTGGTGCGCCGTCTAGTACGCTTGGGCCTTCATACAGTACAACACCATTTAGCTTTGGTGCTGCTTTTACTTTGATTCTTGCGCCTAGTAGTTTAGTCATTGTTTATTTCCCTAGTCTGCGGTTAATTTCCATATGGCAATAGTGTATCTCATCGGCATATTGTCCCCATTTTGGATTACCGGGCATTGCTGCCATAGCATCGCGACAATCTTCTATGATATAGCGCAAAGATTCGTTGGACAATGTTTTTACTTTTGCCATGTATTGAGTGTGCCATTGTCCGCTGTTGTCTGTATATGCTGCCATGTTTGCTCTCGTTTTGTTTAACTTGAGGCCATGATGCCGGAGCACTAACACAAAGACAAGAAGTTTCTTAGATCATTTGGTTATAATCAATTGGGTGCTTATGCCTACCTGTGAAAACCTTAGTGCTACTATATAGGTACACACTCTCAAGTTCTCTCAAGTACACTCAAGCAAACCGTTAGACTACCTCGCGCCCCTAAGTCTAACTGTTGTACTCTTTAGCGCACCTTAGTCTAACTGTTGGGCTTAGTGGCGCGCCTTAGTCTAACTGTTGTACTCTGTGGTGCGCCTAAGTCTAACTGTTGTAGTCTGTGGTGCGCCTAAGTCTAACGGTTGGGGCATGGGGCTAACGATAAAGGTACGGGGGGCCGCTGGCGCTGCTGTTAATTATTGTAGTAGGCACTCAGGTTCTCAAAAGTAAAAATTAGAAAACTACAGTAAAATAATAAAAAAGTAAGTAATTACTAACTTATGTAACCTCTTGAATACACAAGAGAAATAGAAACTTAGATCAAGTCAAGAAAATAACAGTAAAAAGTACTTGACAAATGCTAAAAAATATGCTATAATAAATAGGTATTCTTAGATAGCTTAAGGTAAATACATTATGGATAATCAAGATGATCCTCCTAAGCAGCAAGATGCGCACAACGGAGTTGTTAAGCGTAAGCGAGGTAGACCAAGGAAAGGAGAGATAGTCAATAAGACTAGTGGCTCTAGAGGTAAGGTAGGTAGACCTAAAGGTGATGCTTCAATTATCAATGAGTATAAAGCTAGGATGTTAGCTAGTCCTAAGTCTCGTAGAGTACTAGATAGTATATTTGATGCAGCACTTAATGATGACCATAAGAATCAAGCAGCAGCTTGGAAGCTAGTTATGGATCGTATGCTGCCCTTGAGTTACTTTGAGAAAGATAGTGCCGGTGGGCGCTCAGCAGTATCCATTACAATCTCAGGTATAGGTAGTGGCTCAGTTGAGACTGATGTTACACCTAATGACCCTATAGAAGGAGAATACACAGATGTTTAAGTACTTCAGTAGGAATGAGTTTGTATGTAAAGAAACAGGTGAGAATGAAATTGAGGATGAGCTAATCTTTGCCTTAGATGAGCTTAGAGAGCACTGTGGTTTCCCTTTTGTAATCACAAGTGGCTATAGATCACCTGACCATCCTATTGAACTAAAGAAAAAGACTCCCGGTACACATGCACAGGGTATTGCAGCAGACATAGCTGTATCCTCTGGGCTACAAAGGTACACTATAGTAAAGAATGCTGTTAAGTTAGGCTTTACTGGTATTGGTGTAGCTGGTGGCTTTGTGCATGTAGACATTAGAGCTACTGATGCACCTGTAATGTGGACATATAGTTAGTGAACACTAACAAAGACTACCTAAAGACTTTAGCACAACAAGAAGATCTAAACTGGGACGGTGATCCTGAGTTAGACGTAGAGTATGAGTGTGTAGAGGAAAAAGATCTTGATGAGTATGTAGTCAAGTGGTTTTATGACTAATCTTAACATACAACTACTGGATTGGCAAAAGGAAGTCTGGTCATCCGACACCAGATTCAAGATTGTAGCTGCCGGTAGACGTACAGGTAAGTCCAGACTAGCAGCATGGATGTTGATAGTCAATGCTCTACAGGCAGACAAAGGCCATGTGTTCTATGTAGCTCCAACACAGGGACAGGCCAGAGACATCATGTGGCAAACACTATTGGAGCTGGCGCACCCTGTTGTAACCTCTAGTCACATTAACAACCTACAGATTAAACTGGTCAACGGTGCAACCATAAGCCTTAAAGGTGCCGATAGACCTGAGACCATGCGTGGTGTATCACTAAAGTTCCTAGTGATGGACGAGTACGCAGACATGAAGCCAGAGGTTTTTGAGCAAATCCTTAGACCTGCCTTGGCTGACCAAAAGGGTGCTGCGCTGTTTATTGGTACGCCTATGGGCCGTAATCACTTCTACGACCTGTACAAATACGCAGAGCTAGGTGACGATGAGTCCTATGAGTCATGGCACTTTACAAGCTATGACAACGAGTTGTTAGACCCAGACGAGATTGACCTAGCTAAAAAGTCTATGTCATCCTACGCTTTCCGTCAAGAGTTTATGGCATCCTTTGAAGCCAGAGGCTCAGAGATGTTTAAGGAAGACTGGGTTGTGTTTGATGAGACACCTGACATAGGTGACTACTACATCAGCATTGACTTGGCTGGCTTTGAGGACGTAAGTAAGAAAAGAACTAAAAACTCTAAGCTGGATGAATCTGCAATTGCAGTAGTGAAGGTCAACGAAAACGGCTGGCACTTAGAGAACATCATACACGGTAGGTGGGACTTAGCGGAGACAGCTAGGAAGATATTTGAGGCTGTGCGGGACTACAGGCCCATTAGTGTAGGCATAGAGCGTGGTATCTCTAAGCAGGCTGTTATGTCACCATTGATGGACATGATGAAGCAGAACGGTAGATTTTTTGTTGTGGAAGAACTAACCCACGGCAACCGTAAAAAGACAGACAGAATCATGTGGGCACTACAGGGTAGATTTGAGAACGGTCAGATTACCTTGGGCAAGGGTGAGTGGAACAGTAAGTTTTTAGATCAACTGTTTCAGTTTCCTGACCCATTGACACATGATGACCTTGTAGATGCTTTTGCGTACACAGACCAACTAGCTAAAGTAGCCTACAGTTATGACTTTGAGATTGATGATCTTGAGGTCTTGGACGTTGTAACAGGATATTAATATGGCAAAGTCAAGAGTCAATGAAGCCGGTAATTACACCAAGCCCACTATGCGTAAGAACCTATTTAATAAAATCAAAGCAGGTGGCAAGGGTGGTAAGCCCGGACAATGGAGTGCGAGAAAAGCCCAGATGTTGGCAAAAGAGTACAAAGCCAAAGGTGGAGGATACAAATAATGAAGGGTGTATCACACTATACCAAAGAAGGCAAAGAATGGAAAGGCAATACTCACAAGATGCCAAACGGACAATTGCATACGCATAAGTCTCATGGCAAGACCAGTCAACGCTTGTATCACTTCAAAGAACTAAGCAAGACTGCACAAAAGAGAGCTAAATAATGGCTCTTTCTAAGTCACAACAGTCCTTAAAGAAGTGGACTAAGCAGAAGTGGCGTACAAAGTCAGGGAAGCCTAGCACTCAAGGCTCAAAAGCTACAGGTGAGCGTTACTTACCAGAGAAAGCAATCAAGTCTTTGTCGGCTAAAGAGTACGCAGCTACCACCAGAAAGAAAAGAAAAGACACAAAAGCCGGTAAACAGCACAGTAAGCAGCCTAAACGCATTGCTTCTAAAACTAAACGCTCACGTTAAGGGTAAACAGTATGGATTATGGCGACAACGATGTTCTATCTAGCGATGAACACCTAGAAAACTGGGTAATGGCTAAGTGTGACTCGTGGAGAGACCACTATGAGTCTAATTATGCGGAAAGATTTGAAGAATTTTACCGTTTGTGGCGGGGAATCTGGGCAGCAGAGGACATGGAGCGCAAAAGTGAGCGTTCACGTATCATTTCCCCTGCATTACAGCAGGCGGTAGAGTCTAGTGTAGCTGAGATTGAGGAGGCCACCTTTGGTAGAGGCAAATACTTTGATATTACGGACGAACTTGGCGATGCTGAGTCGCAAGATGTCGTGTATTTACGGCAAAAACTGCATGAAGACTTTGAAAAAACACAGATTCGCAAGCAAGTAGGCGAATGTTTGATTAACAGTGCAGTATTTGGCACTGGTGTAGCTGAAGTAGTGCTAGAGGAAGTCAAAGAAATGGCTCCTGCTACACAACCTATCATGGACGGACAGCTACAGGCAGTAGGGGTAAACGTCACAGACCGCACAGTAGTCAAGCTGCGCCCTGTAATGCCACAGAACTTCTTGATTGATCCTGTAGCAACCACCATACAGGACGCTGTAGGAGTCGCTGTAGACGAGTTTGTTCCACGACACAAGGTGCAACAGCTACAGGAAGAAGGTGTCTACAGGGACGTGTACGTAGGTCAGGCGGCTAGTGACTATGACTTAGAGCCAGACCAAGACCTTACAAGCTACGACGAAGACAAGGTACGCCTAACTAAGTACTACGGTCTTGTACCTCGCTACCTCTTGGAGATTGGCGAAAAGGAAGCAATGCTTGACGATGATGAAGACATTGCAGACATTGAAGTAGAGGAACCAGAGAAAGACGAAGATGCAAGCTATTACGTCGAAGCTATTGTGGTTGTGGCTAATGGAGGCATCCTGCTAAAGGCAGAAGCTAATCCATACATGATGCAGGATCGTCCTGTAGTAGCCTTCCCTTGGGATGTAGTTCCCGGTAGGTTCTGGGGCCGTGGTGTGTGTGAAAAAGGCTACAACAGCCAGAAGGCGCTTGATACAGAGCTACGGGCACGTATTGATGCCCTAGCCCTAACCGTGCATCCAATGATGGCTATGGACGCTACACGGCTTCCTAGAGGCTCTAGGCCAGAGGTACGCCCCGGTAAGATCATCTTAACCAATGGCGACCCTAAGACTGTACTTAATCCATTTAACTTTGGTCAAGTCAGTCAGATTACTTTTGCACAGGCAGCGGAACTACAAAAGATGGTTCAGATGTCTACAGGCGCTATTGACTCCGCTGGTATTCCCGGCAGTATCAACGGTGACGCTACGGCTGCTGGTATCAGTATGTCCCTTGGTGCAATCATCAAGCGTCACAAGCGCACCTTGATTAACTTTCAACAGTCCTTCCTGATTCCATTTGTTAAAATGGCTGCTTGTCGTTACATGCAGTTTGATCCTGAGAACTATCCTGTCAAAGACTACAAGTTTAACACTACGTCTACCTTGGGCATCATTGCTCGTGAGTACGAAGTAACACAGCTAGTGCAACTGTTGCAAACCATGCCAGCAGAGTCTCCATTGTACAACACGCTAATTCAGTCAATCATTGACAACATGAACCTGTCTAACCGTGAAGAACTAATGGCTAAACTACAGCAGGCAGAGCAAGCATCACAGCCTACACCTGAGCAACAGCAGATGCAACAAGCGGCTGCACAGGCACAGATGGCCTTCCAGCAGTCCCAGACAGCAGCACTCAACGGTCAGGCACAGGAGTCTCAGGCTAGAGCGCAGAAGATTGCTGTAGAAACACAGCTTGCACCACAGGAGCTACAGATTGACCAGATTAAGGCAGTCACGGCTAACCTGAAGGCAGGAGACCAAGAGGACAAGGAGTTTGAGCGTCGAATGAAGATTGCTCAGACATTCTTGAAAGAAAAAGAGATTGACTTAAAGAATCAACCTCAACAGCAACCTATGCAACCCCAGCAACCCCTTCAACTAAGACAAGGATAAATTGATGGTAGTTACACGCACAGAGCTAATGCAGATTGTAGATCAAGTTAACAAGAAGTTTGAAGAACTAGAGTCTAAAATCAAAGAGCTTGAAGCCAAGAAGCAGCCGGTTAAGAAGCCAGCACCAAAGGCGGCATAATTATGGCAACACGACGAGATAAACCTATACGCAAGACTACAGGCAAAGGCGGTAACTATCGTTCTACTAAGTCTGGCGCAGGCATGACTGAGAAAGGCGTTAAGGCTTACAGAGCCGCTAACCCCGGCAGTAAACTAAAGACTGCTGTTACAGGTAAAGTTAAAGCAGGCAGTAAAGCTGCTAAGCGACGTAAATCTTACTGTGCTAGGTCACTAGGGCAGCTAAAAAGAAGTTCCGCTAAAACTAGGAACGATCCTAACTCTAGAATTAGACAAGCTAGACGCAGGTGGAAATGTTAATTGTCTACAGGAGAGATAATTATGCCCGGATACGGTATGGGATACGGTAAAAAAGCAATGAGCGGCAAAAAGAAAAAGAAGCCGATGACTCAACAGAAACGCACGGGTACTCGTAGAGGCCGATAATGATAATTGAATCGGTTGCAGCCGCTTCAGCCATCTTGTCGAGTTTGAATGGACTCATAAGGACAGCTAATGAGTCTGGGCAAGGTATCCAGCAGCTTATGGGTACTATTAGTGACTTTGGTGAAGCCCTAACAAACTTTGAAGTAGAGCGAAAGTCCAGTACATTCAAGCCTCTTAGTCAGAGTGAGATTTTGAAGCTTACCCAGATTAAAAAAAGCTATGAAAGATACTGGAAGGACGTTCACGATCTACTTCTTGTAGCAGACCCTGAGACTTTAGAAGCCTTCAAAAAAGCTAAGGCAGAACAAGAGCAAGCTAGACAGCAGCACTTGCGCCTTATAGCTCGTAAGAAGAAAGAAAGAGAAATACTAATGCAGCAAGTTGCAATAGGCTCTCTTGTGTTTGTAGTAGGTGCTGCGGTTGCAATTGGTGCATTATCTATAGTAATAAAAACATTTAGTTAAAAAAACGCTTGACAAATACGAAAAAGTATGATATAATGTATATGTACTTTACGTACAAAGTATTCTTTAACAAAGGTAAAAT